GATTCGCACCGCGTCCTCGTTTTTTGGAACGGTTGTTAGCTTGCTGCCCTCGACTATCTGAAATTCGTACTCACTCGCAATATCAAAATTGCATAGAGACGGTTCAAAACGTCGTAGAAAAGAAGCATAGGGCAGACATGAATGGGTAACAGTACCTTTCCTAGACAGGTGCTTATCCACAAAGTGGGTATCACGGGTCCCGACGGAAGCGCCGGGACCATGTCTATAATTGGAAAGAAGTAGGCCAAAGTCAAGCGGACACTGTACAGAACCAACTACATGCGTAGTATAGTTCTCAAGTGATCTACTAATAAATAGCCTGCACCATGTAAGTAGCTCAGGATCTGCGCGTAATACAGACTCACCAACAATAGAATTGTTAGTGACAAACGTATTGATGCATGCATCAACGCGCTGGTCCTGAAGCAAATGGTTACTGCCCAAAGCGAATCGTTTCCGATATCGCTTACCGAGACGGTGAATGGCGAATCTTCTAGTTTCGTCATCATAATCTCCGTTCACTAACGTTGCAAAAATGAGGTCTTTGACAATAACGTCAGATAGAACCTCAAACCTACCATCATCACAGTAAGGAGTCATCGAAATAACCTCTAAAAGAGAATTAAAGAATAGCGGTCACTAGTGTGTCGCCGACGCCAGCGCTTTGTTGGTTCAAAGTACCAATCAAAAGCGAAATGGCAGCCCGAATCTCTTCGGGTTCAAAGGTATCTGCCCCTGCTGGAATGTCCATCTTCAATGTGAGGATGGCAACCTCCGGTATTTGACCGGTTGCGGGGACAGCGCCTTTGCGGACGATAACTTTCGTGGTATTCTTCGGAATATTTCGAATAACACCGTTTGGACCGGCAGCCGGAAGTGTACGCACATTCGCGGGTTTAAAAACCGAAATTGTAAACGGTTTTGATACGCTATGTGTGTCTACGCCAGTCTGCGTGCCACCCAACGCTGTGACTGCCCATTGCTTGCCATTAACGGCAGGGTTCTGGTCAGCAGTAAGCGTGTAGGTGGGAGCAGTAAAGCCGGTCTGTGCACCGCCCGTAACAGGGCTAGTAGGGTTGATAGACATAGAAAGTCTCCTTGTCTTATTTGACCAGTAAAGAGGCCAAATTCAACAATTTTGTAGTTGAAAAACCGGAAATCTCAGGGAAAGTTTTAAACCTGAGGGCCCGGGTTGGGATGGCAGCAAGAACCGTGCGCTGAAAGGCATAGGAATCGAAATGAGCCGTTCTAAGGCTTATAACGCTAGGCGACTTATGGTCGTTATAGAAATTCCTAAACCAAGGCGTGCAGTTTTCGACCGATCTCAAGCTCGCAGAGCGAGAGACTGTGACGTAGATGGTTTGGTAAGATGGCACCTCAACATAAGAAGAGATGACATCGCCTATGGTTCCAAAGTAATCAAGGAGCCAAGAGTAAGGGATGAGTTCCCAACCAGCACTCAAGATCTCTCCGAAGGAGAGGCCAAAGTGTTTGGAAAGGTAGTCATATCCTACATCGGGTTTAACCAGAACACCTGCGGCATAGCCGACCTTGTACTTGTAAAGGTTATCCGTCACGCCCTGGGAATTGGTATTCCAGGGACCGACGCCAGCCGTCCAAGTACCGAGGTTGGTAGGGGACTCTGTCCATTCAGTATTGGAGAAACCGCGCTTTGTGAAGACACCGCCGGCCTCGTAAGTGCTTTTGATAGCATTCACGTGACTGTTGATATCGCTCACTAGCGGAGATATCCCAAAACTGAATTCGAG